CAATTTTTGTAGCTACAGCAACCTTAATTGGAGGTGCCGATGCAGCTAATGGTAGAGTTAAAACATCTCAAGATGAGGCAAACGCTACATTAACAATAACTTCAAATCATACTTCAAAAGGCGTTAATACAAACAATAATGAAGCAGAGTTTAATATAAATGTTGCTACAATTAGTAACGTTGAGATTGGTGGTAAAACAGCGTCTGAAGCTAGTCAGACTGTAAGTTTTGGTTCTGCTGGAAATACTGCTGCAAGATTTGATATAATGAAAACTACAGGAACTTCTGCAAATGTTTCTGCAGATGAAACAATTACTTTTAACCTAATTGAAAATGATGGAGATGCATCACTTACAGAAAAAGGTGTTTCATATCACTTTAAAGCTGCAGAATCTATCGTGATAGCTCAAACAAATGGAGGAAATATAACTGCTGATTTAGTTGAAGGTAAATATGTCATTAAGACTAATAATAATGTATGGGTTCAAATTGGATCTACACTTTTAGAATCTTTAAGAAATTTAAAAACTGCAATTGACCGAGTAGCACCTTCAGGTGGTACAGCTACTCTTCATCAAGGCTTATCTACAACAACATTAGATACACAAAGTACTAAGTTAACTATCTTTCAAAAAAATCTTGGTGAAGATGGCAATGCTGATCCTGATGACTCTCAAAATATTACAGCCTTTACTCTGTCTAATATTACACTTGTAAATGCTTCTAGTCAAGCAAACGCTGTTTTATCTACAACTAATGAAAAGACTAAAGCAGACTTTGCAGCATGTCATTTTTATGGTGGAACAGATAGTGATGAAAAGAAAAACTTAACAATTAAGTTAACTAGAAATGTTGAGCTTGGTGACAAGCTAGTTATTAGGACTCAAAAAGTTGATGATGTTGATGGTACAAACGTACTTCATTTAGTTTTTGCAGCTAATAATGACACTCAAACCGGTGAAGCTGACGTCACTGCAAGAGAAGTCAAAAAAGGAGTAGACTTACAGGAAACTCTTTATCATATAAGAAATATGATATTAGATACTAGTAATAAAGGCACCGGAACAACTCATAATGATGTAACTGTTACAGTTGATGACGCAAATGATTCTTTAACATTGACATATTTAAATAACGATGCTAGAAATAAAACAAAAACTGCAGTAGCAAATAAGCAAGGTGGTTTAAGAGGCGACACAACTTGTGTAGGTATTGAAGTGGGTGATTATGCTATATTTAGCAATACTAGCGGATTTAGCTTAGTTGGCAATCACGGTCCAAAAACAGTTAACTTCACCGGTGGCGGAGGAGCTGCAGTACCAGTTGTTCGTGGTGTGTTAATGGCACCTCAAGGTGTTAAACCTTCATTGGAAGTAACTACAGCATTAAATGCTAATTATGTTCTATCTACTGAAGCAACATCTTTAACATCTGAAGTTAATGCTAGAGTATTTGGAAGTACAGATGCTAGTGATTTAGCGGGTTATTCTATTGGTGATGTTAGTAGTGCAGATCAATCTTTTAAAGTTATATTAAATGGATTTAATGCAGAATCAGGTACAGGGCATAAAAACACTTATACGTGCTCTTTTGATCCTCAAGCTAGCAATTATTTTGCTAAAGTTTTAAATACAGATCCATCTAAAACTGAAGAGTTAGGACACTACTTATATGCACATTGGGATATTGAAAAAGGTGTAGCTACTCCAAGCAGATCAGGTCTATTAAAAGGTGGCGCAGAAAATGCTTCTTACGATACAATGACAGGATTTTTGATATCGAAACCTGCAAGTGAAGATTCTTCTGAATATGAAAAGTTTGAAAGTAGATTTAAAACTGCTAAAACTCCTTGGATGGTATCACAATTTTATAGCTCAGAAGGTAACAAAGCTAATAGACCTAAGTTAAGTTTAGATAATACTTATGACTTATTTAAGCTTCATGTTTTAGATGATGGTGAAGTAGGAAATAATTTATATAGAGCAATGATCTCTGATTTAAGATATGAAAACAATGATTATGGTTCTTTTACATTAACACTAGAAAAACTAGATTCTGATCCAATATTGGGAACTCCAATAATTAAATGGAGAATGTTAAACTTAGATCCAAGTCATAGAAATTTTATTGGCAGAGTAATAGGTGATGAACATACTTTTTACGATTTTGATGCAGATAGTAATAGACAAAAACTAAAAACTATAGGCTCTTATGAAGTAAGAAATAAGTATGTTAGAGTTGAACTATCTGAAGCAGTTAAAAGTGGATCAATTCCAGTTGATGCTTTACCTGCTGGCTTTAAAGGCCACGGGTATTTAAATACAGCTAGCTCATTTACTGAAGAAGCTACAAACAGCAGTTCACAATTAGTTTTCTCAGATTCAGAAAATAGTAAAGATAATAAATTATCTAGTTTAAAAGTTTCTCCATTACCGTATGTAACATCTGTCAGTAGAAAGGTTGTAGGAACAACTTTAGAATCTGATAGTTCATTGGCTTGGGGCATTAAGTTTGGTGTTAAAAAGAATGTTAATGAAAGTACAGACCCTAAAGAGCTTACAGAAAATGAGTTTAACAAGTCTTTATTAAATTGGGCAAAATTTTATCCAGCTTTAGCTTATAGAGAAGATGATACTGCTGATTCTTTTGAAAACTCATTCTTTAGTTTAGAAAAGATTTTAATTCCTAGCACAGGTATTTCTTCTGATTCGATAGTTTCATGGGATAATGCTTTATATAAGAGAGATGGATCTTTTGTATCTGACGGTGATAACAGGTTTGTTACTATATCACAAGATGCTAAAGGAAGTAATGTAAAATATCTTAAGTTCCGATGCATGTTCCAAGGTGGCTTTGACGGAGTTAATATATTTGACAAAGAAAAAGCTGAGTTAACTACTGTTGCAGCTGAAAGAGAAGGAAGAGACGAAACTGCGACAAGTACAACAACTGGACCTACAGTAATGGCATATCGTAAAGCAATCGATGCGCTATCAGATAAGTCTGCTGCTGAATTCCAATTGTTAGCTATTCCTGGACAAAGAAGTTTTTCTATAACAGACTATGCAATTACAGCTTGTGAGACAAGATTTGATGCAATGTTGATTATGGATGTTGAAGAAAAAGATGCAAACAATAGTGCTATTGAAACAAGTACTGCATTACCTCATGTTGGCAATACAAGAAGTGGTTTTGAAAATAGACTTTTAAATACATCATTTGCTGCAGCATATTTTCCTAATATCTTGATTAGAAGAACTTCTGATAATGCACCTTTAGAGGTTGCACCTTCTGTAGCAATGCTTGGTGTGATGAGTAATAACGATACCATAGAAGCACCGTGGTTTGCTCCTGCTGGTTTATCTAGAGGCACTTTAATTAATTCTACAGGTTCTAAGGTTCAAATGAACAGAGACGTTCTTGATGATCTCTATGATGCGGACATAAATCCTATATATGAACCTGCTGGAAGACCTGGCGAAGTTTATGCATTTGGACAAAAAACTCTTTTGCAAGATGCATCAGCATTGGATAGAATTAACGTAAGAAGACTTCTTATTAATCTAAGAAGAAAAGTTAAAAAAGTTGGCGAATCACTATTGTTTGAGCCAAATCGTGAATCTACTTTGAATAAATTCTCTAGCTTGGTCGAGCCAATTATGGAAGATATTCAACAAAGAAGAGGCGTTGTAAGATATAAAGTTCAGATTGATACTACAACTACAACACAAAACGATATCGAAAACAATACGATTCGAGGTAAGATTTATTTGCAACCGACAAAGTCCGTAGAATTTATATCTTTAGATTTTGTAGTAGCTAATACAATTCAATAATAATTAATTAAGAACTTGATATATATTATAAACAATTAGGAGAATAAAATGGCAGAGACATTGTCAGTCACAGAAATGATACCAAATAAGTTTGAGCCGAAAAGAGGAAATCGTTGGATTTTTGCAATTGAAGGTATTGATGCTTTTCTTATGAAGGGAGCATCTAGACCAAACTTTAGTGTTGCTCAACAAAAAATTCAATGGATTAACTCAGAAAGAAAGTTAGCAGGAAAAGTAACATTTAGCTCAATGAGTCTTACTTTACATGATCCTATAGCACCTTCTGGTTCACAACAAGTTATGGAATGGATAAGAACACATCAAGAAACTGTAAGTGGAAGAGCAGGATATGCTGACTTTTACAAAAGAGATTGTCAAATAAAAATGCTAGATCCAGTAGGGACAGTTGTAGAATTATGGGACATTAAAGGCGCTCATTTAACAACCGCAAACTTTCAATCACTTGATTATGGAACAGAAAACTTAATGACTATTTCTTTGACTATAGAATTTGATAATTGTGTGCTTCAATATTAATATAGATAATTTTAGACATTTTTTATATAAAATAATATATATCATTGTATAAAATAATCCAGTAAAAGAGAAAAAATGTCTGACAATGAAGCAATAAGATCGGGAAAAGTACCTGAAAGAAAAATTGAAGATATTCCACTATTAGATGAAGATACATTAAACATTGTAGGATCATCTAATAGTGGTCCTGCATTTGTACCGCAACAAGTTTCTAGATTTAGAGAATCTAATAGAATCTATAATACATTCGAGAATATATTTGGAAATAGCATAAAAAACAAGTATAAGAATCTACGCGATGAATATAATAGTCACTCTAATTCTAGCGGCTATGAAGCTTCTAGAAACTGGTTTTTAAACGGAGGAAGACAATTATCTTTTACAAGAGTTCTTGGTATTGGTGATGGAAAAGTAAGTAGTGAAGGTGTATATGAAAAAAGTGGTTATAATACTTCTGAAACTATATATAGTGGTAGTTTGTTAAGTAGCGGTGAATATATAAATCAAAAAGCTGTATCTGGCGGCATAGAAGGTTCTTTAAGTTTTATACTAAAAGAATACTCAAACAATAGTCAAATAGATCCAGTTACAACTTTAGTAGACCCTTTTAGAAATTATTTATCAGAAGAACTAGGAATTCCATCTGCAAGTAACAAAGCAAAGTTTATAACTGATATTCTTATCTGTCCAAGTGGAGTGTTACCTTCTTTAAATTATGAAGGAGAAAATAAACATGTTCAGGGTGAGTTTGGAAAAGACATAGCTAGTGATGAAGAAAATATAACATTATATAATAGTAGATTAAAAAGTCAAAAAAGTCT